AAGTAATACCTACCCCCACTTTACCCTAAAGTGTATTGTGAGGATACATTACAAAGAACAACCTAGTCAAGATATTTATAATATATTTATAAGGATATAGTCAAAGTCTTGTGACAAAAATGCAAAAAATAAAATAATCCGCAAACCCCGACTCCTATCATGTTTTATGACGTCACACATGTCTGACAAAAGTAGGACAATAATAGATTAGTCTTTATCTGGGGTCACTAATGACACATAAGACTCATCATCTGGTATGTCAATATACTGATCTAAAATGCAATCTATAAGATCTAACATCTTTTCATCATCAACAACCTCTCTTTGAAGTTGCGAGATAGAAAAGCTTAATGTTGTTAGTATTATGTGCTTTCGGTCTTCGCCTCTTGTAGTGAAATTGGTGAGTAAGCTTTCTAAACGAGAGACCACCTCTGACAAGGTAGGCTTCTTCATTTTAGTTTGTATTGGTACTATTTTAATTGTCATACCTAATATTAACGCAATTAGGTACTTTTTCTAGATTTCTTTTTTAATTTCTTTGCTTATGTACTTCATAAGAATATTTACAAGTTCTATACGTTCGGATCTCGTTAGCTTTTTAAACTCTAACATAATGCTTTCTATTGCTTTTTGGCCTTCCATGTTGTTCCCCTAAATAAAGCAGGAGGTTTTTCGCTAAGCCCTCCTGATTGCTTTTAAATTTATCTAGCTCTAACTAAATAATACGATCTTAATAAATGTTTACTGTTTCTAGTAAGTCTTCGTTATGAAATAGCTCAACTTCCGCAGCCGGATCAAAGCAATCATACTTCAAATTTATTTTGTGATATTTTTTATATGCATCAACAATGTTAAAAGTTTTCTTGTCTGCATAATCTGCTTCGGCTTGGTCATATGATAAACGCATCATCATATACATATCTTTCGTTCCACTCATGTAATCTCCTTTGTTTCTAAATGTAGACATTATGCACAATTTAGATTAGAATGCAAACTTACATATATTATTACAGGAGAGTAATATGACATTTGATTATAAGAAACAAATTGATGCTTTGTTAGTATCAACACACACCAACGGCATAAGTAATGACGAAGTTAATTATGCTTTATTTAACCTAAAAGTAGCTATCGCTGAATTAACCGTTGCAGTTAACAACCTTAATATTACAGCAGAAGAAATCAAGGAGGTCTCTTAATGAATAAACTACCAGAAATATTAGAAAACCAAGATCATACAATTATTGGTGACGCTATTTACTTCCCAGATATGGAGCATAACTTCTACCATGAAGTACCAGGCATATCCTCATCTAACATAAGAAGATTTGGTCAGAGCCAGCTACATGCCTTTGAAGAGGAACATGAAACAACGGCAGCAATGCGCTTTGGAACTGCAGCTCATTCTTTAATAGTAGAGGGAGAGGAGGCCTTTGTTAATGATGTAGTTTGTTTAACTGGATCTCCGTATACCAATGCTAACAAAGATCTTAAGAAAGACTATGAAAGCAGAGGACTAACCGTTATTAATGCTAAAGAAAAAGATACTTTATACGGCATGAGAGAAGCCTTAATACCAGAGGGCGTAAAGTATTTATCTGCAGATGAAGGAGAATATCCAGAGATCTTTAACTCTCCGTTTGAGAGAGCTATCTTCTGGTGGGAAAAGAATCTTTTACTTAAGGTTAAGTCAGATGTTCTTAGATCGCCTATAGTCATTCCTCATGACTCTAATTCTATTATCTTAGTCGACTATAAGACTACTCAAGATTGTTCCGTCAGAGGCTTTACAAGCTCTATTAGGAAGTATCAGTATGATCTACAAGCGGCTTGGTATAAGAGAGGCTTTGAGAAGGCAGGATTTAAAGTTACAGACTTTATCTTTGTAGCTCAAGAAAAGAAGAAACCGTATGCAAGTAAAGTATTTAAGATGAGGCATGAGGATATGGATGATGATTGGCTTAAATTAGAATCACTTCTTGACGGATATAACGATGTATTAAATGGTAAGAAGGCAACCATATACAATTCACCAAGTGTTGTTGAGGTGGATTTAAATCGTGTAAATACAAATAATAGTTCTACAAATTTATGGAGTGATAAATGATGCAAACAGAAGAAGAAACTAACGACCCGGTAAATCCTAGCCACTATAAAAGTGGTGGGATTGAATGTATAGAGGCTATAAAGGCCGCTTTAACAAAGGAAGAGTTTAAGGGCTACTGCAAGGGCAATGCTATTAAATATATTTGGAGAGAGGATTTAAAGGATCAGAATATAGTAGACCTTCAAAAGTCTGTATGGTATCTCTTAAAACAGATAGAGGAGTTAGAGCAGCTGTAATGAGTGGCAAGGGATCAAAGAGAAGGCCGGAGGATCAAAAAAAAATAGAGTCTAACTGGGACAATATCTTTAAGAAGAAGAAGCGAAAGAAAGATCCCGACAAGGAAGGCTATATAAAAATAGAAAATCCAAGGAATTTCGTAACATAAAAAAGGGGCTTAACGCCCCTTTCGTTTACCTATTCTAACTTAAAAAGGTGGTACAGCTTCTGGTGGAGGGGACATCCCATCATTATCAGCAGGAGCATATAATCTTACTTTATTCTTATATGATTCTACTGTTACACCTTCGTTGTTAATCCACTTATCCTCATACTGGCTAAGCGTCAATGTAAGTGATTTACCTACAAATTCAGCACCAACATTAGGGAACTTTTTAAAGCCTGTAGCCTTAGTTAAAAACGTAAAGTTTTCGTTAGAAATCCTTTTAGCGTCTTCATTAACACTCCACAAGTTATACCACTCTGTATGATCTCGGTACTTACCTCCATCAATCTGGAATACTATCTTCTGTGTCCAGTTACCACTCTTCGCCTTGTACTTCTCTTCGCCAACAATCTTGGCTTTATAAGTACCATCCGGAGCAACTTCTGGGCCTTTCGACTCTGTTTGCTCTATATTATCAAAAAACTCAACGCCGTCAAAATCTGACATTACGCACTCTCCTTTTCTATATTAGTATTAAAACCTAATTTTGCAATTAGATCAGTTAAATTCGGCTTCTCAAAGGGTTCTAGCTTACCGCTACGGTCTTTAGCTGTATAGCCTTGACCTATCCTTGTTTGTAGCCATCTTGCAACAACCGCATTACCTTCATCATCTTGATCGTCCATAATGCGAATTGCTAAAACCTCGTCAAAGAAATACGTTATTGCATCTCCTAGAGGTTTACTTGCCATCTTAGGACCAAAGAAAAACACGCCGTCATTATTATCTTTGCCTTCTTTGCAAAGAAATAAGACATGCATGTCTAAGTCCCTAAATGATCTCATTAGACTGGTGACTGCCTCACTTACATTCTGGTAAGCCATTCTCCCGTCTTTGTTTCTGCCCTTTTCATGCACGAGAAGTATCTCGCTAATCTCCGAAACAGAGTCTAAACATACGCTATCGTACTTTAGTTCTCCGGACTTAAGAGCGCTGTAAACCTCTCTCAAATCATCATATGTTTTTACTTCTATAGCCGACACATTAGGTGCGTCTTTAATAGAAAGTAATCCTGCTTCAGCACTAATAACCAGAACAGATCCTGGCATAGTTTGTGTTGCATATGTTTTTCCGGCTCCTGCTTGACCATAAATAAGCAGCTTTGCTCCTTGTTGATCAACAAGCGCATCGGGCGTTGTTATTCTATCCTTTAAGCTCATATATCTCTACCTCCCGTAGTTATTTTAAAAATGAACTTGTAAATTATACACTAAGTAATTACAATATGTAAAACATATTATTTAGGAGAAGTAATCATGACAAGAAAGACAGACATAACATGGGTAGCCAACTACTACTTTAGAACGAAAGTAATGGCCACAAAAAAACTAAAGGAATTAGAGACTATGGGCGTACAACCAAAATATAAAGATAGGCAGGTTAAGAAATATACTTTATCTGACTATATAGAATTCTTAGGACACAAGAAAGCCTCAGAGGAGTTTGAATGTTCTGAAGCTTCTTGTAAATCTTGGAGATATGGATATAGACAACCGTCTATTGCGCAAGCAAAACAAATCATACAAGCGACTGAAGGAAGACTGGACTTTGAATCTATATATGGGTCGATTTCTGAAATATTAGAAACAGAAGTTTAAGTGTTTCAGCTAAATATAACCGAGGACGATACATCCTTGGAGCAAGCACTTGCCTACTATGATGATGGCTATAATGTTGTACCCCTGCAAAGGTCTAACAAAAAGCCACCCCCTTTCTTAAAAGATTGGGCGCAATACAAAACTGGAAGACCTACTAGGGAACTTGTAGAGTCTTGGTTTAAAGATAGAGACAACCTAGTTGTTGCTCTAGTGTGTGGTAATTTTATAGTCGTTGACGCTGACTCACCAGAGGCTATGGATTGGGTAGAAAGAAATCTACCAGCATGTCCTTTTAAAGTTGTAACTGGTAAAGGTATGCATTACTACTATAACAACCCGCAAAATTATACAACCTTCGCTACTAGAAGAACTAACGATACCCCTATAGAAAGACTGATAGATATCAGAGGTGTTGGAGGATTGATTATTGCTCCTTATAACCGTCATGCCAATGGGCAGGTGTATAAGCCAATTACCTTTCCAGATTGGAAGATATATGACCATACGGATCTCCCAGACTTTACTGAAATTGAGTACACAAAGATAACCGGTGTCCCAAAGATAGAAGTAAGTAAGCAGACAGCTCCTTTTTCATTAGACGGTGTATTAGAAGGCTCTAGGAACGACGGAGCGGCAAGAATAGCAGGATACTTAATATCTAAAGATATCAACTTAGACTTTGCTAGGGTTTTTTTACAAAACTGGAATAAGAATAACAATCCACCATTACCACAAAATGAGGTTGATTCTGTTTTAGATAATGTAAAGAAGACTCATGACAGGAAGAATCAGAAAGCACCATTATTTATCCAAGCAACTGAGACTATACAACCACCTGCAGATTTGTTTAATCCACCAGGTTTGATCAAAGATATGTTTAATTTTTGTGAAGAGATAGCGCAAGTTCCTCAACCAGAACTATCTTTAGTAGGAGCTTTATCACTAGCTAGTGTTACATGTGGCCGTTTATACAGAACAAGTATGAACAACTTCTCTAGCATGTATTTTATGTGTATAGCTAAGTCTGGACAGGGTAAGGAGAACATTAAGACTTTTGTTGAATCGGTTCTTAATGCCTCTGATCATGAGAAGCTTATTGTTGGAGATGGTTATACCTCTAGTGGTGCTGTGCATTCTGTTTTAAAGATGAGACCTACTCAAATAACTATTATGGATGAGTTTGGTAAAAGACTAGAAGCAATAGGATCTCAAGGAAACGCAAACAAAGAAGACGGCATACAGACTCTTATGGAAGCTTGGGGGCGTTGTCACGGGACTCTAAGGCCAGATAACTATTCTCTTATGAATGTGCAAGAAAACTATAAAGAGCAAATGATGAATAGGGTTACTCACAAACCTGCAATTACTTTAGTTGGTCTTTCTGTACCTAAGAACTTTTATGGTGCTTTGAACGGAGGACGTATTGCAGATGGATTCCTAAACCGTTTCGTAGTTGTTGAGTCTAACGAGCCAAGGAGGGTCGGTGATTTGAAAAGATTTAAAGAGCCACCTCTGTCATTAATTAACTGGGTTAATTATATAAGAAGAGATAGAGGAGGATTAAGCGATCCATCTAGAGACAATGCAGAGATTGATTTAAATCAAACTGTATTAGATTTTGACAGACAAGCAGAAGAGCAATTACAAGACTTTGCTAGGGAGATTGTTAAAAGGCAGGATGTTTTAGAAAAAGATAATCTTGAGCCGTTATTAAGTAGATCTAAAGAAAAGGCAATGCGATTAGCTTTACTATGTACTTTAGCCTCCAAGGTAGACTCTCTGGTCATTACTGGCGATGTTATGAAGTGGGCTATAGATTACATTAGATATTACGATCTTATGTTTATAGAAGCTTGTAGAGATAAAGTTGCAAGTTCAGCAACTGAGTCAAAGATTAAGCAGGTATTGTCATTTATTAAATCTAGGAATGGCGATGGCATATCTAAAAGGGAAGTAGATAGACATGAATTATTTAGAAGCATGAAGTCTTATGAGGTTAAAGAGATTATAGAAAGACTTAAGAATGCCGGAGAGATACAAGAAATAGAAATTAAAATTGGAGGTAAGGGGAGACCTACTAAAAGATTGGTAGCTGTTGATCCTAACTTCTTTGAGGAATGATTATGAAGACACCATCACTAGAGACGAGAGACGATCAAAAACGAGAAGAGAGGGTTGCAGGCTTCTTAGAAGGACTGTGGGGAGTCAGCTGTCATAAGCTACCCACCAGTTACTCTTTAGATTATTGGATAGAGTCTCAAGACAAATGTTTTTGGTGCGAAGTTAAATGCAGAAGCTTTGGATATGATAAGTACGATACCTTTGTTCTATCTGCTAATAAGATGCGCAAAGGGTCTTCCTTTGCTTTAGCTACAGGGAATCCTTATATAACGGTGTATGCAATGACTGATGGTGTTTATATGCATGAATGGAAACCTGGGTTCAAGTATGACATAAGAATGAATGTTAGTGAAAACCCTACCTATGATGACGACAATGAGCCGTATATACATATAGCAAAAGAAGATCTCGTTTGTTTGTCTACCACTCCGTTAGGAATGGATAGCAACCAAATAGGATTTTAAACTATAGGTCTTCCGCCTATTCTTTCTGCAAAGTCTAATCTTTCTTGATCCATACCGCCCATTCCAGCTAGGCCTCCTGTCTGAACTGAAGAGACATCAGGCATTTCTATTTGTGACGTTTTTAATCCTGTTTGAACTTGGTTTTCAGCGTCCTGTAAAGCGTCAACGCCTTGGTCAAGTAATGCTTTTCCTGGTTCAATTAACTTATCTAATTGTAGAGAATCTTTAACTTGATCAAACATATTCCCGGTTAAGTCGCCAAGGGTTTCAACTCCCATTCCGAACTTTCTTGTAAAGTATTGGCTTAGAGCTTTTTCAACAGCATCTAACAAGATCATAACAGATCCCTTGTCATTTTTAGCTAGAAGGCTAACAAAATACCCGTTACTAAAAATTTGTCTTGCAATAGCTAAACCAACTACTGTAGGAAGAACAGCTAAAGGGTTTAAAGCCATAGCAGCTCCTATTCCAGCAGCAACCAAAGAACCAGTCTGCGCTCCTCTACCTGCTTCGCCTTTAGTAAACGAATCAATAGACCTTTGAAAGTTTTTTAAACCTTGTGTTAATTCTTTTCCAAACATAGCCTCTAAAGTTGGATCACTATAAGAGTCTAAAGCTGTTTTTAAATTACCAGATTTAAATAAATCAGTAATTTTACCTTTACCATTAAAGTCTATAGATTTAGCTAAAAGCTTTTGCATGCTTGCTTGTTGTAGACTTTTAAATACTTCAGGGCTTAAAGTTTCTTTTAAAATAAGAATATTTGCCTCGCCATTAGGCCTAAAGATAGTATTAACAGTTTCTTCTATACCTTTAGTTGGTAAATCTGATATAGCCCTATTTGCTTGGAAAGCTAATCTTTTTTCAGATTCTACAGCTAATTCTTTTAGCCCCTGTATAAAGGCTACGCCCTGCTCACTAGCGTTTAATCCTTCATTAGTTGTAGTAAAGTCATTAACTAAATTCTTCATATCTTGAGGTTTTAATTTTGGATTAACTTTATTTATTTGCGAAATAGTATTCCTAACTAAAGTTGCTGTATTCCTACCGGTGCTTGAGTCTGTAAATAATAAATCAAGTTTTCCAGGCTCGTCTCTTTCAAATCTTGCTATCTTCTTGGCGAACGTTTGGAAGTCTATAGCCTCTGTAGTTATATCGGTAGAATCTCTGAAAGCATCAGCAAATAAACGTTTTTTAATTTGACCTTTAAGCCTTGCTTCATTCCCCCCAGCTTTACCAGCCAGTCTCATGTATTCATCATACTGTCTTAGGCCTTTAAAAATGTCATCTAAATTCTTAGCCTCTCCATTAAGTATAACTTTTTTATAAATATCATCTGCGTCAGATGCGCCTATTTGTGAATTAGATATGATTTTTTTAATTTCTAAACGGTCAAAAGGAGCCATTCTTTCTGCTGCAAGCTTATTAGTCTCTCTTAATGATTTTATGGCTATGTTTACATCATTCAAACTTTTTGTTTCTAAGCTAAAGACTTCATCTCCTAACCCTGCTTTTTTAATATTTCTAGCTAATAGGACATTAAACTCAGCAAGACCTTCTACTTCTAATTGCCCAAGTATGCTATCAGGAGATCCTGTTCTCATTCCAGGCCTTGAGTCATCAAGCTTTCTCATAATTTCTATTATTACTTTTCTTTCAGGACTAGCTTCAAGAGTGTCTCTTGATATGGTATTAAGCTTTGAGTAAGCGTTTCTTACATGAGTTAAAGAGACTGGTTTGCTT